GCAAGGCCGCGACCTACGCGCACGGCAACGTCCTGTTCACCGGCCTATCTGGCGCGGTGGCTCCTGCCGGGATGGTTCTCACTGGCGTCAGTGTGCAGTACCAGACGACAGCAGATGCCGTGATCAGTGCGACGGGCGGTACGGCGAAGGCCGTCGCCCTGACGCCGGGGACTGTCGGCAATACGCCAGATGATGATCCGCTGGGCATCGTGGTGCCGGTTGTCGGCGTCACCAGTGCAACGCTCATCGGCGGCATGGGCGGCGGCGTCGATACGGAAACAGACGAACAATTGCGCGAGCGCGTCCTGCGCCGCATCCAGCAGCCGCCGATGGGTGGCGCGGCCTACGACTACGAGGCATGGGCGCTGGCGGTGCCCGGTGTGACGCGCGCATGGGCGACAAGCGAGATGGGCATCGGCACCGTGACGGTGCGCTTCATGATGGATGATTTGCGCGCCGACAATGACGGCTTCCCGTTGCAGGAGGATGTCGACGCGGTTGCGCTCTACATCAACACCAAGCGCCCGGTTGCGGTGAAGGACTTTTTCGTGGTGGCACCACTCAAGCAGTACATCACCTGCGTCATCGACGAACTGGTGCCTGACAACGACACCATGCGCGGCGAAATCGAAGTGAGCATCAAGACCATGCTGCGGCTGTACGCTGCGCCGGGACAGACAATTTTTGCCGCGTGGAAAAACTTCGCCATCATGAGTACCCCCGGCATCGTGTCGTTCCACATGGCGAACAACGAGGACGATGTCATGCCGTCGCCCGGTCACATGGCCGTGCTGGGGAGTGTCGTCTATGACTGACCGGCACATCCGGCGCTCTGGCGAGGATTACACGCACGCCATGCTGGCGCTGTTGCCGCAAGGTCATGCGTGGCCGCGTGCGCTGGGCAGTACGCTGGTCAAGGCTGTCACCGGCCTGTGCAAATATTGGGGATTTGTCGACAGCCGCGCGGCGGACTTTCTGGAGATTGAGGCCGACCCGCGCATTGCAGTCGAAATGTTTCCTGATTGGGAACGCAATTGGGGTCTGCCCGATCCATGTTTTTTCGGTACGCAGACATCGCTGTCGGAGCGCCATCGCATCCTGATGCTGAAGATGACGCTGCTGGGCGGGCAATCGCGCGCCTTCTTTGTCGAGGTGATGTCGTGGCTGGGCTACTCGATCAGTATCAAGGAGTATGCGCCGTACATGTGCGGTGTGTCGAAGGTGGGCGACACTTCAGAGGATGAGGTCGCGGCAGGCGGTCAGCCGGACGCCATGCGCTGGTTTCTCGGGCCGCCTGAAATGCGGTTCTACTGGTCAATCGGTGTCGGTGACGCCAAGCTGCAATGGTTTCGGACAGGACCAATCGGCGGCGAGGTCGGTGTCGATCCGCACCTGATCATCGGCGTTGCGGATGAAGTGCCGTGTTTTCTGGAGCGCATCAAACCAGCACACACGCAGATCGTTTTTGATTATTCCGGCTTGCAGACCGGTGGCCCGATGGCGGGCACACCCTGAAGGGATAGGACATGAAGTACAACCAACCGTATGGCATCACTGATCCCGAAGCAGCGTACATCAACGGTGATCCGAGTGTCGGGCGGCAAGGCTCGATTATCCCGGCAGAGGCAGTGGAGTTTCCACAGCGCGAACTTGTTGCGGTGATCGAGGCTGCAAACCAAGTCTCCGACAACGCCAGCCTGACGCAGCTTCTGTTCGCTGTGCGCAGCCAGCGCATGAACTACGCGCTGGCGGTTGATGGCGGCAATCCAAATACGATTGCGGTGGAGTTTGATCCGCCGATCAGCAACACGCAGACGCCGGGGATGCCGCTGCGCGTCAAGGCGCTGGTCAACAACACCGGCCACACGCTGCTATCGGTCGATGGCGCAGAACACGCGCTTCGTCACGCGGACGGATCGGAGCTTGCCGCCGATGAGGTCAAGGCAGGCGTGATGTTCGAGGCGGTGTGGAATGACAGCGGCTATTGGGAGTTCAATCCGTATTCGAGCGGGGCTGGCGGTGGTGGCCCCGGCACAAATACCTTCATCAACATCCCGTTCGCCGTTGACACCGGCACGCCCAATGCACTGATCGCCAGCTTTGTGCCATCGATCACGGCGCTGGTGGCGGGGACGACAGTCGAGGTGCGGGTGGTCAATGACATTACCGGCCCATCGACAATCAAGGTGAACGCGCTGGCTCCGGTGCCAATCGTGCGCGGCAATGGACAGCCGCTGCAAGCGGGCGATGCGGTACACGATCAGATCATGTTGCTGATCTATTCTGCCGCTGCCGGGTCGTTCCAGTTTTCCGGCCTGATCCCGAAGGCGGTTGGGCTTGGTCCTGTCGGCAGCATCATCCTGTCACCCGGCAGCACGGCAATCCCCGGCACATTGAAGCTGAACGGCGCGACACTCATACGAGCAGAGCATCCCGGTTTGTGGAATTACGCCAACAACAGCGGGCGCATTGTCGATGAGGTACAGTGGACCAACTCATCAAATCATATGTGGACATCGTTCTCGCGCGGTGACGGAACGACCACGTTCCGCGTGCCGGATTTCCGTGGCGAGTTCATGCGTTTTTTCGATGATGCGCGCGGCGTCGATCAAAGTCGGGTGCTTGGCACACAGCAAAACGATGTCGTGGGAACGCTGGCGATGTCCGGTGTCGTCGACCTGATCAATCCGAAGTTGAGTTTCGGCCCGATGGATATGGCCAACAACATACCGGGCGGCGGCGGTGCGCCTCCGGTACTGCCGCCGAATTACCGGAACGCCTACATGCAGAACGGCGAATTGACGTTCACAAGTCCAAGGAGCGAAGTTTACAACATCACCGGCGGCGGCTGGCCTGACACGACGCCAGATCATCTTGGTGTGCGTGACGTTGGCTACAATCAGTGGCCAGCAATTACCGGCGCATTAGGCCCATCGTATGGTTATGTCGAGGTTGGCTGGGTCATTCCTTATCAGGACTTGAAGCCGCCAGTGTCGATCTATCCGTCAGCATGGCCGCCGAATTGGGTGCATCGGGAGAACCGCATCACCTCCGCACTAAACCTGTCCGGCTCGGGCGGCGGCACAGAGACGCGCCCGCGCAACTGCGCATTGATGCCGTGCATCGTGGATGGCTGACGATGTTTCCGGTGTTCACATTCGACTACGACACTGGCGTCTACACAGGTGTTCGTCTGCTTGACATATCGGACGCCGATCCACGCGCGCCGGGAATTATTCTGATGCCGGGGAATACGACAACCGTGCCGCCGCCGCATTGCGGTCGCGGGCTGTTTCCTGTCTGGCGAAACGGGGCGTGGGTCGTCTGCCAGCGCGCACCGGACTTCAATTTGGACGCCGACTACTACGCACACCTGTGAGGCATCAATGGCGGAAGCAGCAGAGGTCCAGATCAACACGTTCTCTGACGCCGACTTCTCCCGCGCCTTCCAGTGGGTGATCAACGGTGTACCGTTCGATTTCACCGATCATGGTTTGCTGATGATGGTGCGCAAACAGCCGGACGATGTCGAAGTGTTTGTCGAGGTCAGCACCGATGATGGCGACATCATCGTGTATCAGAGCAGCCCGACGACAGACGGTATTCCGGCTGACATCTTCAAGATCACCATCAGGCGTGAGCAGATGGCCGACATGCCACCCGGCGATTACGTCCACAGCTTGATCCTGTTGCGTCCTGACGGTTTGCGCGAAGACATCTTTCGCGGGACGTTGACGCACACACACGGGCCAACACGATGACAAGCGTCAAGATTGTCGCGGTCCCCGAACAAGGGCCAATGGGTCCGAAGGGTGATGCCGGTGTTGCCGGTCCACCCGGCCCGCAAGGCATACCGGGTCCGTTTGGTGCGCAAGGTCAGCCGGGACCACCGGGGCCGCAGGGCTCGACAGGTCCGGCAGGTCAGGACGGCGCACCGGGCGGCCCACAAGGGCCGCAGGGGGATGTCGGGCCGCAAGGCATACCGGGTCCAACGGGTCCGGCAGGACCGCAGGGCGTTGCTGGCCCGGTAGGTCCACAGGGTCCGTCCGGTGACGTGCCGGAAGCGCCGACCGATGACGCCGCTTACGGCAGGATCAACGCAACATGGGGTGCGGTGGTTCGTATCGGCGGCGACACGATGCTTGGTCCGCTGCTGCTGGCTGCCGATCCGGCGACGAATTTGCAGGCCGCGACCAAGCAGTACGTTGACACCAAAGCGGCCTTCGCCACGGCGGCGGAATTCCTTGCCAATACCACGGCGGTGAAATCGCTTTCCCCGGCGACGGCGTGGGGCGCAGCCGCGCCTGTGCCGCTGGCTGATCAAGCAACGGTCGCGCCGGATTTCAATGCCGGGATTGATTTTGTCTGGACGCTCGGCGCTGCGGGCCGCGTGCTGGCAAATCCGCTGAACCCGAAGCCCGGTCAGAAGGGCGTGATCTATCTGGTGCAGGATGCAACGGGCGGCAGGACCGTCACGACATGGGGATTGGCGTACAAGTTTCCCGGTGGCGTCAAACCGTTTTTGACAAGTACGCCATACGCGGTCGATGCGCTGTCCTACATGGTGAAGTCCGCCAATGAAGTCCACTGTTCTCTGGCCGGGGGCATGGCATGACAACACAATACGAAGATGTCGATGATGTCGTCGTCATCGGTGTCCCGGCGCAAGGTCCGATGGGACCACAGGGCGACGAAGGTGTCCCCGGCCCGCAGGGTGCGCAGGGCATTCCCGGCCCGCGCGGATCGGTCGGCCCACCGGGACCGACAGGCTCGGCAAGCAGCGTTCCCGGCCCGCAGGGACCACAGGGCGATCAAGGCCCACCGGGGCCGACAGGCTCGCAGGGGCCGCAGGGTCAGCAGGGCGACAAGGGCGATACCGGTGACGTTGGTCCGGTTGGTCCGCAGGGTAACGTGGGGCCGACAGGACCGCAGGGACCGATAGGCAATACCGGCTCGCAAGGTCCGCAAGGTGTTAAGGGTGACACTGGCGATGTCGGCCCGCAGGGACCGAAGGGCGACAAGGGCGACATCGGGGCAACGGGACCGCAGGGACCGATAGGCAATACGGGTCCGCAAGGTCCGGTAGGTCCGGTCCCTGAAGCGCCGACCGATGGCGGTTTATACGGACGGCAAAGTTCAGGCTGGACGGCTGTCCCAGCGCCACCCGCGCCCGCGACTGTTGCGCCGGTCATGGACGGCACCGCTGCTGTTGGTGCGGCCACGAAATATGCGCGTGAAGATCACATCCATCCGACCGACACGTCACGCGCTGCGGCGTCCGCAATCCCGGCTGCCGCGACGGCTGCCGAGTTCATTGCCAATTCTGCGCCGACAAAAATGCTTACACCGGGCGCGGCGTGGAGCGCAGCGGCACCGGCAACGCTGACGGAAAGTGCGAATGTTGCGACACCGAATTTGGGGGCGGCTCTTGATTTTGTCTGGACGCTTGGCGGCGCTGGTCGAACGCTGGCCAATCCGACCAATGGCAAGGCGGGGCAGAAGGGCCTCATCTTTTTGCTGCCGGGTGCGAGCGGCACCATCACGACATGGGGTAGCGCCTACAAATTTCCCGGTGGCACCAAGCCGACTTTGACTGTCAACGGCACGGACGCGCTTTCGTATGTTGTCGGCGGTGATAACGCGACAATGTATTG